GGTCTACATGATTCCCCGCGAACAGGAAGAGGAAATGATGCGCTACCTTTCCATCGACTACGGCCAGTATTACTACGATGCCCTGGGCGTGAAGTCCTACAACCAACTCCATTGCCAGATGCACCGCTTGCAGGGCAAGAAGTCACGCCTCATCACGTCCTCGCTTTACGAGAACTATGTGCTGCCGACCTTGCAGAAGAATGAGCGAACGGTGGACTTCGGTGCCGGGCGTTGTGCCTATGCCAACATGCTCATGAAACAAGGCTACAAGATGCTTGCCTATGAGCCCCACTTCCAGCAGAAAGGCACGCTCAATATCCGTGAGGTTGTGCGCATGATTAAGGTTCTCCGCGAAGACATCCGCAAGCATGGGCTTATGGATGTGGTGGTACTCGATAGCGTCCTCAATTCCGTAGTAAACAGCCAGTTTGAACACGCTGTGCTGACTACTTGCAACGCTCTACTGAAACAGGATGGTCGAATCTACATCGGCACGCGCTCGCTGCCGTTCACCGAGCGGCTCAAGACGTTCAAGACCTACAACAGCCACGGGCGTGATATTCAGTTCCTCGATAAAGAGAACTTCGGGGCAACCTACCGCAGCGGCGTCTGGACGATGCAGCATTTCCATACCCACGACAGTCTCCGCAATCTCCTGCTGGAGTATTTCGAGAACGTGGAAATCAAGGGACGAGAAAGCGAGGTTCAGCTATACGCCATCGCCAGCCATCCCCGGAAGTTGCCGCGAACCAAGGTGGAAGAAGCCATCAATGTGGAGTTCAACATGGAATACCCCGGTAACTACCATCATAACATGCACGGTGAGCTGGTGGCGGAAATTATGCAAAACATTGAGCAAGAACGCAGTTTCTTGTAAATTGAAGCCGATTTTATTTGCAAAATTTACAGAACTGTGCTATACTGAACAACAAAACAGACGCCATGATTACGATTCGCACACTAAAAGTCAGCGCACCCTTTTCCTATCTCTGGTTGAAGCACGTTACCGGGGTAAATCTGGCAGTCCATTGTGCGCATTGCTTGCTGGGGGAATATGACCCGCGTATCAAAGCAAACCTGACCGAAGTCTCGAACATCACGCTGCCGGATGCTCCCTACCACTACCTGTGCGGAGTCAGCCGCCCCTATGTGTGGAGCCGGAACTTCCATCTGGCTTTCCGGGAGAAAGAGGGAAGCCTTTTAACCGTCCAGCGTAACGGAATCTACATCGAGATTGAGAACGCCGAGGAAGTAAAGTTCAGCATGGCAGATGCCGACCCGAACGACCCGCACTATCGGAGCAAGAACTACCGCACCTGCCGCAACTGGCAGTTTGCGTATAAGATTTCCAAATTGCTGTAAAACGAACGAGGACGCATCCGTAGTTTTGGACGCGTCCTCGTTTTCTTTCTTGTAGATTTTACTTGGAAGCCTTGGCAACGACTTCTTTCAGGTTCTTACCGACCTTGAACTTCACCACCGTGCGAGCAGGAATTGGAACGTCCTTGCCCGGATTCTTGGGGTTGCGTCCGACCTTGGGTTTCACTTCCTTGGGACAGAATGTACCGAAGTTGCGGAACACCACAGTATCGCCGTTGCTGACGGCTTCCGTGATGGAATCCACCATCTTCTGCACAACTTCCAGCACTTTAGCATGAGTGCAGCCGTTATCCAGCTGAGCACACACCATATTCACTAACTCTTTCTTGGTTATCGTAGCCATAAGTGTAAAAAAATTGTTCCAATCTATTGCCAAAGTGGGTGAATATCCCACGCTTTAGGCATTCCCATCCATGATAACACAATGCGGGAATAAGCGGGGTCGCATATTATTGTAGAAAGCTTATTTTTCCAATCGTTCTTCGGGTCTATACGCATCAGCAAAATCTGACATATAGTCAACATGATACCTGTTTTTGTATCATCAAAACCGGATTTGATATGCGTGGGCAGTTGATAACTTGCTGGATCATAATCCCATTGTCCCGTGCTTGCTTTGTATACCATGAACCAAGCTTTATCATTCATGGGTATAGCGGGTTGCTTTACCCATGCTCGATTCCATACACGATTGTGATGGGCGCATGCATTGCGTACATCATTCAAAGAGCGAAGCCAAGAATGTAATATCATAGGGTTATTGATTCCAAAAGAACGAGCAGTTCTTTTTTGAATTTTCTGCGCCACGCTTCCATAGAAAAATACGGTAGAGCCAAAGTCCATCAATTCGCAGGCAATCCATACCGGAAGATTTTTGTCTGAATATGTGTTGAAGAAGTCAACAACCATCTTAGACTTATTGTTTTTCGAGGCTATTTGCTGCTTATTGATCCACATCTGCCATTCGGAGGTCGAGGCATACGGAAAATTCTGTTGTACAAGATGCCCAAATGCACCATATTCATCAGCAAAATAATGAACCAACCGATTACGGACGGCTACTTCTACTCGCTCTATAGCATCCAACAACAATGCCCTGATTTGTCGGTCGAAGCTGTATATTTGCCACACATACCCAAAATCCACTGGAATGTTTCCTTTCGCATCGGTAAAAGTAAGCCAGTATGCGCTCAATCTCTGATAACCAACTTCCATCAATTTTTGCTTGATAACCGTCCGACTTCCAGACATTCCCCTTTTCATGAGTAATGTAGTTAAGTCGTCGTAGCTAAGAAATGGATGATTGTATGGTATTCTTTTCATAAAAAATTAAGGCACGCTTTGTTGCGCATAATCTTACTCTTGAGCAAGAACATAGGCGTCAGCGTGCCATGACGCACCCATTAAATCATATGTGGAGCAAATGTCAACATTTTTTTCGTATACGATGCTACTTTTTGTCGGATTTTTTACCGTGGTTGTCGGTTTATTCAATTTTGACATGCCCCCTCTGGCATGTTCAAGTACATTCTCAATCGACTGACGGAACGCTCCACATGGCTGGGCATCATTGCCCTTGCAACCGCATGCGGAGCCACTATTGAAGCGGCTATTGCCGAGCAGATCATCGCCGCTGGCATGGCGGTGGCTGGTCTGATTGGCGTAGTCACCAAGGATAAAACTGAAACCAAAAAGGAGGACTCCGACAATGGCTGATACTCTGGCACAGGTACAGAAAGACGTGCGCTTCTGGCAGCGTCTGCTGACCTTTGCCGGGTATAAGCCCGGTAAGGTGGATGGCGTGAATGGTCGCAAGACCAAAGCCGCCGCCCAAGAGTGGCAGAACGATGCCGAACGCATCAAGGCTGAAATCGGCAGCTTCGATGAGCGCTCCGAGCGCAACATCGCCACGCTTACGCCCGAGACTCAGCGAGCCGCCCGCATCTGGCTCAAAGCCGCCAAGGCGGTAGCTGATGCTGAGGGCTACGATGTCCGCATCATCTGCGGTACTCGCACCTATGCCGAGCAAGATGCTCTCTATCGCAAGCGTCCGCGCGTGACCAAAGCCCGTGGTGGCCAGAGCATGCACAATTTCGGCATTGCTTGGGATATCGGCGTGTTCCGGGGTAAAGAGTATCTGGGTGACCATGCCCTGTATGCAAAGGTCGGAAAGCTCTACAATCAGGTTCCGGGCATCATCTGGGGTGGTACTTGGAAATCGTTTGTAGATGAACCACACTACCAGCTTGCCAAGTTTGGCAGTAGCACCACAGCCCGTAATGCTTTTGAGGTATGAGTGCAAAAGGGTTATTCACTCGTGGATTTACAAAGGCCGAGGTGGAGAAGATTCTCGCCTCGGCCAAGGCTCAGCTCATGGAGGGTAAAACCATCATGAGCTGGAACGATGGCGGCACCTCCGTTACCAAGCAACAGGCCATGCCAGTTACCGAAGTTCTGGAAGAATGCCAGTATGCTCTCCGATATTTCGAGCGACAGGAAACCGAAAGCTGTGATTCAGAATATCCCGGCTCCCTGAGTCATGTTGCCTGGCGCTTACCCCACTAACCTGATTTTATCACATGAACTTCCTGCAACGCCTTGCCGCCCGCATCTTCTTTGGTTCGCATTCCGTCTTTGAGTCGGCAAACCAATCCCCCCGCCGCGCCTCTGTTCCGGGCTGTGGGCCACGCGATACTTCGCTGGATCTGACGCCAGGCATTCGTTCGGAACTGGTGCGCCGGAGCCGCTATCTCGTGAAGAACTCCGGCTTCTTGCAGGAGATTATCAGTAGCATGGCCTTGTATTCCATCGGCGATGGCATCCTGCCGCAGCCTGCCAGTAAAGATGACTCTTGGAACAAGCAAGCTCTCGACTACTTTAAACGCTGGGCAAGACATGCAGAAATCACAGGTCGCTTTGACCTGACCACCTGCCAATACCTTGTGTGTATGGCGCTCGAAACAGACGGAGAAATCTTCATCCTCAAGACAGAGGAAGAGGGCGAGCCGAAGATACAGCTCATCGAGACTCACCGCATTGGCAGCACCGAGGAAGATACCACCGAAAGAGTGTGCATTGATGGCATTCGTTTGTCCGAACTGGGGAGGCCGCTCTCGTACCGCCTCCTGCTGGATAATGGAAAGTACCGCGACTTAGCAGCCCGGGATGTCCTGCACATCTTTACGCCTATGTCAATTTCTCAGGTGCGGGGATATCCTACTATACAGCACAGTATCAACCACATGCTGGATGCCGCCGAGCTGCTGGCTCTCGAAAAGCATGCAGTAAAGGACAATGCCGATATTGCCCGAGTCCTCAAGACCAACAAGATTGATGTCGATGACCGCGATTTCCAACTCAATGCCCCGGTCCAGCCCCAGGGAAGCGACCCCGGATTCTTGCAGACCATCCTTGGTGGCAAGCTGGTGAAGATTCAGCCGAACGAAGCTATTGAGAGTTTCCAGAGCAACCGCCCCAGCCCTACGTTCCAAGGATTCCTCGACTACCTGCAACGTGATAGTGCGCTGGGCTTGTTGCCTTATGAGTTCGCCAGCGATTCCTCGAAAATCGGTGGTGCCGGAGTAAGACTTACCGTGGCGAAAGCCGACCGCAGATTCAGCCGCAGACAAACCGTGCTCATTGACCGTATGCTTCGCCCGATTTGGCATTTTG